TATAACTTCGCCATAGTTTGCCAATCCTTTTGAATAATCAGGCGAAAAAGTAAATACTTTACTCATATACGTTCGGTCATAGTTGCCTATATCAACCCAACTTACTTTGTCGCCAATACTTTTATGATATGCCGAAATTTTCATTAAAGCAAGGTTTGGAAAATTATGTCCGTCAATATCTACTAATCCTATGTTCATTGAAAAAATAATAACTGCGGGTAACACGTGCTATAAAAAATAGCGGTTTTCGTGCATTTCGCAAGGTTTATACTCGTATTATCTGTTTACTATTTTGTTATACGCTATTTTAAGGACACAAAGTTCAAATCAGAACTTAATCCACACCCGAAACAAAACCAAGATGTTTGAAACCAAGCACCACTATTCTTTTCAGGTTTAAAATTAAAGCGTTTGTTTGGTATCAACAACTGAATACCATTTTCATTAAACATTTTTCCACGTTCAACTCCCTCTAATGCGGTCAAAGGAAGTAAAAACATAAATGGTTTTTTTAATTCATAAGCACGTTTCAGAAATTTATCTTTTAAAGAATAAGGTGGGTTTGTAATAATCATATCATAATTTTCAGGTTCGTATTTGAAAAAATCTTTTCCATCTTCAATATGTGTTGTTATTACATTGTATCCAGCATCTCTCAATACTTTTACAATTTTACTTTCTTTAATTGCTGTACACTCCCAAATTATTTTTACTTCCTTTGGTATGTATGGTAAAATCATTTCTACCGCTTCATTTGGTGTGTATAGTTCGTCAAACGCACCTCTTTTACTAAAATCTTTTTTCTGCTCTAATAAACTCATATTTGTTTTGTTTTTATTTTTAAAAGGACACAAAGAAAAAACAGCGTATAACATTAATGCATAATTCTTTAAAATTCATCAAGATATTCTTATATGGTTCATAAAGCAATATCTGCCCAAGCTCTAACCTGTTTTTAGCCTTTACACAAAGAAGGTTTCTTTTAGCGATCATATCTTCACCTTTTTACAGATTATTACACTCTCTCCTCTAATTGCCCGATTGCGAGCACCTAAAAGGGGATTGAATATCAATTTTTCAAACTTAAAACCTGCTTCTTCACAGAACTTCTTAGTCGTCATGGTAGTTGGTATCTTTTTTCCACTAACAGTACTATCCCCTATTATTATTGCAAGTTTACCACCGGGTTTTAATGCCCAGAAGATATTTTTTATGGATTCCTTTAAGTCCTCATAATACATAGCAACCCTTGCAGGTAATCCCCTATAGATACTCTCAGACTTTCCATTATTTTTCATTCCTAAATATTTGGATTCAATCCTTTTCATATCCGCTCCTAAATAATCATAAGCAATTTTATCTTTTCCAACATAGTCTATTGAAAAATAATAAGGTGGACTAGTAATACACGCATCAAATTTGCCTTCCATTTCATTCATATTCTTTAGTTCAAGTATGTCTCCTTCTATGATGCGGGCAGGTTCAAATTTAAGCCCATACTTTTCTTTAATCTCCATTGTCTTTTTATGACAATCTTTTATGTAATTTAACTTTTCAACAAAGAGACCCATTTTCCCTTTTCTATTATACCTTGATGTTCTTACAAAGGCGTCAACCGTATCAAAATATACTGCCAACATTAACTTATGAATTAAAGGGTCGGAATGTTTCCATTTCTTATTTTCTATTGCTTGTAAAACATCTTGTAGTTCGTTGGGTGTAAAATTCAATTTTTGCTCATCAATGAAAAGTAAATCATTTTTTAACTCGGATAAAACTATTCCCATTGGAGTAACATCTACCCCTACACATTTAATTCCCATAAGAGATGCCTCATGTGTAGCGGTTCCAGAGCCGTTAAAAGGGTCAAAAAGTAGTGAATCATTATTTAATTTGAAGGCATTGATTAAAGTCCGTACAACTCTGGGATAAAATTTTCCTTTGTAAGGATAAAGATTATGAAAAGCGTATGCATTAGTGTCGCCAAATTTATCCACCAATTCATTATAGAGAGTTTCTTTTCCTTTAACTTTTTCAAGGTGGGCAACTCTTAACCTTATAAATTCTTCGTCACCTTTAAGGCTAACTACTCTATTTACTGGGTCAATTTTATATTCATCAGTTAAATCTTGTAATTCCAAATCTAAAAACTCCAAATCAGCCAATGTTTGCATCCAGAAACCAAATATTGTATCACCCTTGGGAAGAACATAACTGGCAAATTCTTTTGCATAAGCATCCATTATTTCTTCGTAAGATGGAAACTCATAAGTGCCGAACATCGTTGTTTGTTTTGTTTGTTTTTTGGGTACCGTATTTTCAATCATCGTTTTGTCTCCTATAATATTTAATTTTGCCAATGACCTTTTATCATTTTAAACTTTCCTTCTTAAGCGACCAATTACATATAACCAGCCGTATAGTTTTTCGCTTCGTAGTCCGCTACTTTTCATAGCACCATACGTTTACTGTCATTTAATAGATTCAAAGATAGCACTTTTTTCAATACTATCCAAATATTTAATCGATTATTTTTTTGTTTTTAGAAACTTATTCGTTTTAAATATCGTTTAGTTTGTTCCATAATTCAATTGCAAGTTTATCTTTCATACTAAGCAAATTTTTAAACATTTTTATTTGCTTAATAACAGTTGATCTCTCTTTCCCTTGTAATTTTGCAATATAGGTTGAGCTGTAACCTTTTAGGTTTAAATAATAAGATATTGCTTGTCTGCACGCACTGTTAAATGTGCTATTATTAGCAGAAAGTAAATTGGGATTACCAAGTTTTTGGGCTAATAATTCAAATTGATTCATTGTTAAATAATTTTAATTGTTCGAGTATTAATTAGTTTTTATTATTTTACTTCTCTCATTTCGTCCTAATCGCTTTCAGTTATAATATAATTACATTTCTTACAAATATGTATATGTGTGAAAATGGTAAAGTTTTTTAATTTGTTATATAAAAAATAGAATCCTCTTATAAAGCCCTGTTTGTACGCCGTTAGAATTGAGCAATCTATTTTTGAATGATACCTGTTCTTGGCGTTATCGTCAGCCTGCTTTTTTACCCATTCGTATAATTCTTTTTCATTGTCTGTTTGTTCTTGTACATCATACTTACTAATCATTTTTGGCAAGGCTGTTTCAAGCCACTTAAGCACCTTTTTTTGTTTTTCCATATCATTTTTGTTTTTTAATTAATTGTTCGCATTTATTAATCCACCCATCACTCAAAAATACTCCTACGGTGTTTGTATATGAGTTGATTAATTCAACCTCGTCGAAGCTGTCATCGACGTGAAATAAAAAGTCTTTGTGTTTGAAATATTGATATTTGTATATCCTGCTGCAAAATATGATATTGCTTCTGCTTATCCCCAATATATCAACTATCTGATATAAGTCATCATTCCATCGTTCACTCGGACAATCTTCGTCGCTTAATCTCGATGTACAAATATAGACATCAAATCCACGTTCAATAAGCGTCTTGACATATAGCACTACATCGGCTCTATCCAACACTCCGTCGAAGTCAAAGCTCACTTTTGCCATAGCTTATTTACAATTTCAATAAGTTTCTCGTCAGAATATTTTGTGCAATTGGTAAAATCGACTTAATCCAATCAAATCCGAGCTTGTTGGTTACGCTTTCGATTTGTTTAAATTTGTTTCTCATTTTGTTTAGTTTTTTATCTTATACAGTCTAAGTAAATCAAAAAGCATTTCTGCCCCTCTTATATGAGCCTCTATTCTCAATTCTTTTTCGTAACAACATTCATACATTCTTTCTGCCTCTTTACGTAATTCTCGCATTATAGCACTTTTATTCACTTTACTTTTTAACTTTATCATAATTGTAAATTTTAAATTTTAAAACGGCAAATCATCGTCTCGTTCATAATTTCCAGAGACAAATGTAGAATTTCGTGGAGCTTCATCTCTAAAATCAGATATTGTTTCATCAACCCAAAATTTAACATCTCCAACCATTCCTTCTCTGTTTTTCGCTATTCGTACTATTCCATCATGTTTATTTGCATTATCGTTGTAATAATGTTCTCTATGTATAAATAAAACAACATCAGCATCTTGTTCTATTGCACCACTATCTCTAAGGTCTGCAAGAATAGGTATTTTATCTGTTCTACGTTCAACTTCTCTATTTAATTGAGACAACAATACAACTGGCACACTTAATTCTTTAGCCATTATTTTAAGAGTCCTTGTTATTTCAGAAATTTCATTGTTTTTTGTTCTATCTTTCATGTGTTGAGCTTCAATCAATTGTAGATAATCAATCAACACAATATCACATTTACCTTTTCTTTTAAGTTTTTTTGCTTGTGATTTAATTTGTTGAACAGTCATAAGGGCTGTATCGTTTATTTCGATAGGTAACGACGCTATTCTTTCCCTTCCATAAATCATCAACTCATATTCCTCTGATGTTAATCTTCCTGCTTTATAATTACCAGAATCAATTCCGCTTTCTGCTATAATCATTCTATCAACCAAAGAAACATTAGTCATTTCAAGAGAAACAATAAAGATATTATGTCCTCGTTTAGCTGCTTTTCTTGCTATATTTAACATAAATGATGTTTTACCCATAGCAGGTCTTGCTGCAATAATATTCAATGAACCAGCTTGAAATCCATTTAATACCCTATCTAACCTATTAAGTCCAGTATGAACCCCAATAGATTGTCCTTCGTTAACACGTTTTACTCTTTCCTGATATGCTTCAAAGGATTCATCAACTACAGAAGAAATTGGTATTGTTTCATTTTCTATTGTGTTGTTTACAATATTTTCAATGTTGGATAGATGATTATCAATCAAATCAGAAACATCAACAGACGCATCTTCACTATCTGATACGGTTTTAGCACAAGAAAGAATTAATTTACGTCTCAAATAATCTTGATAAATAATTGTTGCGTGCGTTTTTATATGAGCCGCAGAACAGACATTAACAGTTAAAAGAGTTATTCTTGTAATATCTACATTTTCATTCGTTTTTTTTAGTTCCTCCGCTACCGTTATTAAATCAACTTTTGAATTTTCCTCAACTTTTAAAATAGCTTCATAAATTGATTTAAGAAATTCGTCATAAAACATTTCAGGCTTTAGAAAGTCAATAACCTCATATACGGCATTCTTTTCTAAAAGCATTGCCCCTATAGTTGCTTTTTCTGCTTCTTCATTATGAGGTAAAACAATATTCTGTAAATTGAAATTATTTTCTTCATGTTTATTTTTCATTGTTTGTCTTTCACTAAATCTTGCCATAATTTTTGCCTAAGTCTTCCTGATTGTTTAAAAAAATAGATTGTCAATTTAATGTTTTATCTTCGTTTGTTTTCGCTTTTTTATATATCTCAAAAAGAAGGTTCGGACACGGGTAATCAATATCTATTAGAAATTTAGATTTACCACATTCATTAATGAATGTGCTATTAATTGATATAACCCCAGCTTTTAAAGCCCCAATCATTGCATTTTCAAATGCTTCAAATTCTTTTTTTGTTTCCATAATTGTAATATTTTATTTTTTATTGTAATTTCTATTTGCAATTTCAATTAATTTCTTATTTGAGTATTTGACGCAATTTTCAAAACATAAACCAGCGGCTTCCCAAAGATACTTGTTTTCCCTTATAGAATAAGGGTTATTGTAATAAGAATCCTTTGTAAATGTATCAACAACAATAACACTACTGTAATCATTCCAAAATATACACTTATCCCCTATTCTTGGAATATTATAGTCCTCAAATCGCTTTAAATTAGCATTCCATGTTTTACCTTCATTTCTCAAAGCGTTAATAATTGAACTTCCGTCAGATGGAAAAATATCGAACTTATTCGGTAGCCAATTATTAGTGTATGAAACTGAACCACTATGACGCAAATCAAGAATAGCATAATTACATATTTCGTCATTAGCAATACACCTAAAAATAATTTCATAAGCGTCATAACCAGAAATCAATTTTACGAAATCTCCGTTTTTTGGCTGATAGGTGTTTTTGCTTTCTTTTGTATTTGTCTCCATATTTATAATTTTATTAGTTTAATTAATTGTCAAAGGTAATGGGAAAATTGTTAACATTCAAATTTTTATTGTTAATTAAACTTAAATTTCTTTAATTTTTATGCCGTGAATATATAACATTAACTTTCGTTTAATAATGTACGCTTGTGTTTTAAATCCTTTTGTGTCTTCAACTACCAAATTCCCGTTTTTATCTATATATTTAAAATCAGCAATATAATTTATTGCCCTTTCAATACATTTCTTTTTGCCATTAATAATCTCATACTGTGATGGAATTAATTCAAAGAGAACTTGCTCCTCTAATCCTGAAATTTCACCTGCTTTCTCAAGAAGTTTTAATTCACTCGCACGATAATATTCTTTTTTCGACGCATATCCTTGATATTTTGTGTTATTGTATTTCTGCTTCATTTTCCAAAGTATTTATCAACCATTCCTTTGTCTTCTGGATTTACTTTTTTGACAACTTGTAAGTCTTTTTCTTTTCTTTTTTCTTCCCTCGCTTTTTTTACTCGTTCTTCAATAATCTTGCAGTATTCAGAAGATATTTCGCTTCCAACCCAATTACGGTTATTTAGAATACTCATTTTAGCAGTTGTGCCACTTCCCATAAATGGGTCATAAACTA